TGCGGACATGATCTATGGCACTGCGGGTCTCCGTGGTGGCTCAATCATCCCGCTGGTCACGAACAGCATCCTCGACGCTTAATAGCTGAAGGGTACACGGCCAATGAGGGGAGGGATCCCCTCCCCTCTGAGGCTCTAACATGACAGACAGACGCACGAGTCAATTTCAGCAGGCACAGGTAATAGTCAAGGCACGTACCGCGAGCTTTGCACCAGCGCACACTGATATTGGCTTGGCATTCACGAATAGCGGAGCGGCGGGGGCTATCACCGCATCTCTGCCGAAGGCATCACCCGGCGCCTTCTACTGGTTCTTTGTAGCAACGGCGCAGTCGTTTGTGGTAGCGCCGAAGGCCGTGGACACGATACGCGGACACGCTATCGGCGTCTCCATAAGCGCCAACACAGTCGGGAACTTCTTATGGCTACAGTGCCTAGTCACAGGTTTTTGGGAGCCGCTAATCAATGTCGGACCGTTCGCGTAAGGTACTAGGATGGCTATACTTTATAGCCCTACAGCTCGCCAACATCCCCCTCTGGTTCATTGGACTCTTCGTAGTCGCTATCTTTCAGGCCCAATGGTTAACGAAGAAGGTGAGCGCTCCCTACGTCCCGCCCTACGCAAAGAGCGCACCGACGATCCGGTACTTCAAGGGCGGCAAGTTTACGTACCTCTGGAATAACGACGAGGATGGGATAGACGGGCAAGGGCACTACGGAACGTTCTATTGGTCTGCCATCCGTAATCCTGTCAACAATTTACGCTTCGCCTGTAAATGGGTCGGCGGGCCTTACTGGAAATATACGTGGCGCTCGTGGTATGTCGAGTGCGGATGGAATCCTTGGAGTGGCTTCATACAGTCAAGTGCTGGCAGGATTGAATAATGGCAGCGACGTTTAGGCAAATACTGTCGGATGTACTGACGAACGTCGGGGGCTCAAGCTCCATCGCCGTCCCCGGCGTCGGCGTGCCTATCACGGACAACTACCAGTTGCAGGTCTGCAACTTCATCAACAAGTTTAAGGAAGAGGTAGAGGCGGCTGGCCGCTGGCGCTCCCAGTGGCAGACGATGTACGTCTTCTATCAGGGCGGCACCAACGTATTTACCGCGCCCGTGGTTAATGGCGCGACGAGTGCGACGCTCGCCGTCGCCTTCCCCGGAGTAACCGGGACGTACTCATTCGTGTTCAACAACGGCACTAACACCAACAACCCGGATATCCGGGCGGTCACGCTGACTAACGGCATGACCACGGTTACATGGACCAACGCGATTGCGCAGGGCACGGCTACGTCCGCCAACTTCGGCATCACGCAGCTCATACAGGACCAGATTACCGGCGCCACGCCGAACAGCCGGTCCAAGTTAATCCGGCAGATGAACACGAAGTTTGGCCGGGAGATGGGACTAACCTTCGACGTTACGACGTTCGGCATCCCGTTCCTGCTCTCCGAACAGCCGATGGCAGACACTATCTACTACAACATGGTATTGAACCAGACGCCGGTCCAGTACAGCACGAACTACTCGCTTGTCGATCAAGGCAACGACGTAGTTAACCTGATGATCTACCCGGCGGCTAACCAGAACCGCACGATTGCGATAGTCATGCAGATCCCGCAGCCGCGCATCAGCCCGGCCAGCGTCGGCGCGTTTACGTACCCGTGGCTTGGCTCGGTTGGCCTAGACAGCCCGATCCTAGTCCCCAATCGTTGCATCGAACTTGGCGCGTCATGGTACGCGCTGGCGGAGCGGGGTGAAGAGCTAGGCACTAGCGGGCTCTTCACGGAAGAGCGGTATCGTAACGCCCTCGACGATGCCGTCACTCTCGATCAAGGCGAACAGGGCGACATCATCATGATTACCGCCTAAATGCTCCGCGCAAACATACAACCGACAAAGCAGATCTTGCCGATTGATCTTGTTGCTCCCGGCTCTTACGGGCTCAACACGGTGGAATCCGGCATGCTCATTGATCCGAAGTACGCGGTTAATGCGTACAACGCGATCATTGACATCAATGGCCGGCTGTCGTCGCGGAACGGACAGACGCAATTCTGCTCGTCGCAGATACAGAACGGGCCGGTGCAATCGCTGTTTGAATGGAAGAGTACGCCGACGACATATAACCAAGTCGGCGTTGTATCGAATGCTGCGAATAGTGCGTGGTCCCCGATCAACAACTGGCAGACAGAGGCGGCAGCCGTAGCCGGCACACAGGTCCCGGCCACCGCGCGCTACTACCTACAGAACTTCAACAACAAGGTTATCGGCTTCGCGCCCGGCCAAGTCCCGCTAGTTTATACTGGAACATGGAATAACGTCGTCGCTTCGCAAGGCGTAGCCCCGACAACCAATGGTGTAGGGACCGTAGCCTTCGGGCGCGTATGGGCGGTGCAGACTGATGGGCAGACAATACAGTATTCCGGCATTCTGGACGAGACAGATTGGGGCAGTCCGCTCAGTGGCACTATTGACATGCACACTGTATGGACTGACGGCACTGATACTGTTACTGCTATCTTCCAGTTTAATGCGGCTCTGGTTATTTGCGGGCTCAAGCATATTGTGTTCTATACAGACGGACGCGGTAGCTTGCTTGGCATGGATCCTACCCAAGCCTATGTATTCGACGTTGTTACGGGTACTGGCGTGGTGTCACAGTGGACCGTTGACTTCATCGGACAGACGGACGTTGTATTCCTCAGTACGAATGGCGTACAGAGTCTATCACGACTAA